CGGTCCCTTTCAAACTCCATGGGCAGGCATAGGTGCTCGTAGCCGTAGTCGCCCTCCAGGATGAAGCCCGACACATCCGCCTCATGCAGCCGCTGCATTACGACGACGATGGCCGACGATTCCGGGTTGTTCAGGCGGGTGGGCAGCGTCTCCTGGAACACGCGCAGGTCCGTCAGGCGGCCAGCATCGGACAGCGCCCCTTCCACACTGTGCGGATCATCCAATGCAACACGATCACCGCGCCGGCCAGTCATCGACTTGACGGCGCAGGCCTGCCGGAACCCGGTGGCCTCGTTCTCGTAGTACATCTTCTCGTTCTGGTCGCCCATGAGCGCCAGTGGCCAGCGCTCCTGATACCACTCCGAGGTAACCAGGCGCCGCATCTTCCGGTTATCCCGGATGGCAAGCCCCTGCTCATGGCTCGCCCCAATGAAGCGCATGTATGCCTGCGCCTTTGGCCCCCATTCCCAGGCCGGCCAAAGTACAGACACCAGGGTGGACTTCATGGTCCCTGGCGGGACGTTGATCAGCAGGCGCGTGATCTGCCCTGCCGTCACTGCCTCCAGGTGTTCGCAGATGGCATCTACGTGCCAGCCGTGGATGTACTTCTGCCCGGGCTCCAGCACCGGCCAGGCCTCGCGCACGAAGGTCGTCAGACTGCGTCGGCAGGCCTCGCGCTCGACCGCGACAATCGGAAGATGCATGTCACCCCTTTGCGGGGCGCGCCTTCATCAGCTCTGCTATTGCTGCGTCTGATAGCCCCGTCAGGTCTACCACTTCCGCCTGGATCGGGCCGCCACCTTTGCCTGTGATCTCGGTCTTATCGGTAAACAGCTTCAAATGCCTACCCAGCAACTCAAACCCCTTGAGTACGTTCTTCGCATCGAACGCGTAGGCCGGGGCAATCTCACCGGTCGCGGTTTCGACCAGTATGGGATTGCCGGATCTGTCATAAACCGGAACGGCCTGGCGGCATCGTTCGACGGTTTCTACGATCCCCTTCAGTACGTAGTCCTGGGTGATCTCGGTTCGCTTGGATCGGGCTTGCTGGGCCTCATGGACCGCCTTGGCGATGTCAGGTTTAGACAGGTTCTCGTCACCCATCTGCCGGGCAGTCTTCTGGCTATACCCCGCCCTGATCGCCGCTTGCGTGGCGTTGAGGTCCACTAGGTACTCTTCCACGAAGCGGCGCTGTTTTGGCGTCAGCGCCATGCTGTTTCCCTCACTAAAAATCGTATATACAATTTAATTGATGGACATCACCTACGACCCCGCCAAGAACGACAAGAGCGACAAGAACATCGCTGTCCGCGGTCTGTCGTTTGACCTGGTCCACAGCTTCGACTGGAATAGCGCGGTCATCGTTGAAGACGCCCGCAATGACTACAGCGAAGCCCGCTTCCAAGCCCTCGGTAAGATCGACGGCCGGTTGCACATGATGGTGTTCACGGTGCGCGGCGACTCACTGCGCATCATCAGCCTGCGTAAGGCCAACGCCCGCGAGGTAGCCCGATATGAAGAAGCCTGACCTGAAGAAACCCGACCCCGAGATGGTCGACGACGAAAACCCGGAATGGACGGAAGAGACTTTCCGCCGCGCCAAGCCGGCGTCCAAAGTGCTGCCCGCTGGGTTGCAAGCCAAACTTGGCATGCGCGGCCGCGGGCCGCAAAAGGCGCCGACAAAGCAAATGGTGTCCATCCGCCTGTCTCCCAGCGTGGTAGAAGCCTTCCGCGCTACTGGCAGCGGATGGCAAGGCCGCGTCGATGCTGCCCTACAGGACTGGCTGCGCACCCACCGTCCGGGCTAACGCTCGGCTGGCCAGCTCTGAATCAGCAGCTCGGTGCGCAGCACACCGGCGCCCCCACCGACGATGTGCCGGATGTCCAGCACATGCGTTGGGAAGCCGGCGAATACTTCGCGCATCTGGGGGTGGTCGTTCACGCTGAGCAGTGCCTTGCCTCGCATCGTGCGCATGGCATCGGCCATGGCTTGATATTCCTCCAGGCCGAACTCGATGCCGTACCCAGCGGTGCCCCAGTACGGCGGATCCATGTAGAACAACGTATGGGGTCGGTCGTACCGCTTAACGCAGTCCTGCCAGGCCAGGTGCTCGACATAGGCCCTCGCCAGCCGCAAGTGGGCCGCCGATAGGCTTTCCTCAAGCCGCAGAAGGTTCAGGCCGGGCGGCGCGGTGGTCGCGGTGCCGAAAGACTGCCCCTCCAACTTCCCACTGAAGCAGTTCTGCTGCAGGTAGTAGAAGCGCGCCGCGCGCTGGATGTCCGTCAGCGTCTCGGGCCGCGCTTCCTTGTGCCACTTGAACATCTGACGGCTGGTCAGCGCCCATTTGAATTGTCGGACGAATTCTTCGAGGTGGTGCTGCACCACGCGGTACAGGTTCACCAGGTCGCCGTTGATATCGTTCAACACCTCCACCTTCGCTGGCTCAGGCCGGGCGAACAATAGCGCGGCGCCCCCAGCGAAGGGCTCCACGTAGCAGGAATGCTTGGGGAAGAACGGAAGGATCTTGTCGGCTAAGCGGCGCTTGCCTCCGAGCCACGGAATGATAGGACTCGCCACTTGGATATCCTCCACATTGCCAGCCGTCGACCCAATGAAAAAGCCCCGGTTTTTGGCCGGGGCTTTAATTAACTCACAGCTGCTGCGAGTCTGGGTGAATTCTGCCTATCTTGTCCCACATTGTCAAGATGCGCCGGTCAGCGTTCCTCGCTCAGATCGACGACAAGCGCCGCGTCCCGCATCGACACGTCCAGGCGCAGCAGCGCCGCCCGCCTGGCGCCCTCCACCAGCACCCGGTACGCTGACGTCAGCCGACCGATGTTGGATTTCGGCAGGTCGAACTGGTCGGATAGCTCCCTGATCCGCGGCCGCCCGCGCAAGATGTTGCCGACCAGTAGGTCGGTCAACTCCCGCATCTGGCTGTCGGCCGGCCATTCTGGATTCAGCCAGTGGGATACCTGCCTGGCGCTGGCGGCCCCCTCTTCGCCGGTGCCGTACTGCGCCCGCAGGATGTGAAAGCCGATGCCGTTGCCGAGGCTGCGCTCCAGCGCCTTGACTGTGAACACGGCCTGCGCGTGCCAGTCGTGCGGCGTCAGGCCGGACAGCGCCTTGCGCTCGTAGGTAGCGTCAAAGCGCTCCTGCAGGGCCTCGCAGACCAACTGCGTCGGGTTCTTCGGCTCGATGGGCAGCGCCAGCATTAAGTAGGCCACGGCAATGGCATGCTCGGGGCAGGAGAACGTGCCCGGCTCGCGGGTTGGGAGAGTCGTATCACGCATGGTGGCTCGCTCCGAGCAGGTCTTGCGGTTGATACTGAGGGGCGGCCGCCTGCTGCTGGCGCCTGGCCAGCATGCGGCGGTGGCGCGCAGTAATGGCCACGGCCAGTGCCGCCCAGGCATGGCTCGTGACGCCGTACAGCGGTCCCGGCGAGCCTTTCGTGCCGATCTGCGGTACCTTGCCGCCACCTGCGCGCGGAAAAAGGTCGATCACGGCCTGGCGCACATTGGCGTCCTTGGCCTTCGAGGTGCCGCACAGGTGCAATTTCACGTCGCGGCGGTAAACCAGGTCGGCCTGGTCGGGTTGATGCCAGGCCTGGACGAAGCGGCCAATCCACACGCATGTCTCGAACACTTCGCGGCCAACGGCCATGCCGTAGCTGGCAATCATTTCGATGGCCAGACGGCACCCTTCAGCCTCCAGGTGGCCGCCTTGCAGGTAGCGCAGCAACTCGCCGTTGGCCATCACGCCCGATTCGACCACGCGGTGGCCGTCGTACACGCACCACCCCGACTCGTCGGTGCCGGGATCCACCGCCAGGGTCATTTCCATCTTTTGCATTGCTCTTCCCTCTCGTGGCGCTGCTCTTGAAGCCAAACAACTCGTTTTTCGACCACCGGGGCAAGCGCCTCGGCGAAACTTGGGCAGAAGCGCGGGAATGTCGCGCTCTTGAACCGGCCGGGGTGCTCCGCATCGAGGGCGCAGTGGCCGTACCCCTGGGCGGCCATGCCGGCGTGTTTCTGGAGGCTGAACAGGCGGCAGGCTACGCACTGCCCTGCCATCGAAGCCAAAGGCTCCACGGGTTCGGGCACCTCTGTCACCAATCCAAACCTCGCGCGTCTCGTTGCTGAGCAAGCCAGTGGACTCGCCGGTCTGCAATTGCTGCCGGCGCTGGCTTGAAAGTCGGACAGTGCTGCAGGAACGTGGCATTCAGGAAACGCCGGGGCCGCTTGGTGCCATCAAGCAGGCATTTGCCGTAGCCGGCGGCCGCCATCGGCGCGTGGTCTTTCAGGGTGAAGAGGCGGCACCCGGCACATTGGATTTTCATCGTTGAATCTCGCTGGAAGGTTGAGAGACCGCGCGTTCGGCCATCGCCAGCACGGTCATCGAATATCTGCGCCCGCCCTTGCGCTGCTGCTCGGCCAGAACCTTGTGCGCCCAACGTCGCGGGTCGCGGCCGCCGCCCGAGAGCACTTTGCTGGCGCCTATCCGGCGCATCGCGGCGGCGGCTTCTTCCTGGGTCGCTACCGTCTGCCCGGGTGCCGGCAGCGCCTGACGCGGCGCCGGGATGTCAGCCCATGTCCTGCGGGACAACTCATCGGCCAGCGTGTTCTCCCAGCGGGACTTGAGCGATCCGTACGTGCTGTGGAGCAGGTCCACCGAGCTCACTCCCACCGCAGCCCAGTACACCGCCGGGTGCGACCACTCGCCGGTCTCACCACGTTGGCGCGCCGACATGCCGCGCACAGCCTCGTGGTACGCAACCTCTGGTGTCATCCACGGGCAGCACAGCCGCAGGAACTCGGGCACCGTGGGCGGCCATTCCCGCAGGTGGCAGGCAGCGATGCCGCGCCGCACCTGGGCTTCGTTGAACCCTGCCAGCTTCTGATCCCAGGATTCGCGCAGCTCACGCGGCGAAAGGCCTTGCCACTGCTGGGCAAATTTGGTGCCGTAGAGCAGCCGCATTTCGCGCACCACCAGGCGCCCAAGGGACATTTCTCCCACGTCGGCGTCGTCAACGTTGGCCAGTTGCATCGATCACTCCCATGTCGATTTCGCGCGGATTGCCGCGCAGTTCGTCGTCCAGCTCCGCAAGCCAGTCGGCGCGCTGCTGCGCCGCGGACGGCGCACGCTTGCCCGGTGCGGTCGCATGCACTGGCTTGTCGGGCACACCCGCTGCGGCCTTCTGGCGCTGCGTCTCCAGCACCCTGGCGAGGTACGGCCAGGTCATCGGGTTCGGCGCGGCCCGGGCGCTGCGCGCCGTTTCCAGGCCAGCCAGCGCCTCGTCCTCGGTCAAGCCGGCTTCGGCCCACGCCCGTAGGGTTGGGTTGCCAGGGCTGGCATCCTGGACGCCATGGGCGCGCAGCAGCTTGGCAAGCGCACCGGCGGCCGTGGCACTGGGCAGGTAATCGTCGCCGTCGCCCGCGCGCACGCCCGCACTATCCATCTCTTCTTTTAATACTGGTGTCTGGGTATTGGGGAATGGGTATTGGGTAGCCGTAGCAGGCGTTGCAGGTGCCGTTGCAGGTGGCGTTGCAGGCGGCGTTTCAGCATCAGACTTTTCCGTTGCGGGTGACGTTACCGCACCGTTTCCAGTCACGCGCGAAGCCATTGCCCGCAGGTCGTCCATCTTGATATTCCAAGAGGCGTGCTGCCCGGCATCCGTAATGATCTTGAATAGGCGCGCGCGCTCGTCTCGGTGCCGACGCAACCGGTTATCTTCGTTGGCCTTCTTCACTTCGCGCTCGGGCTCGCCGGCCTGAAACGCCGCGATTGCATCGTCGCAGGTCTCTTGGTGCCAGCCATCTTCCCGCAACACGAAGAACTCCTTCAGCACTGCAGCCACGGCATCGCGCTGCGTCTTGGTGCTGGCGCGGACCTGTCGGCAGGCTTCCTTCAGATCGGCCGGAACAGGCATTTCCTTTCGGTAGTACCAGCGGATCAGCCGCGTGTAGGCCATGTCCTCATCCCACGTCAGATGGGCTGTTGCGGCGTCATAGTCGCGAATGTGGTGGTCGTAGTAGTTCACGCCGCCTCGCGCTCGATGCCAGACAGCTCAGGCACCACTTCGCCAGTCTCGACGAAATACCAATCCGAGTCGGTCAGGTTGTTGATGAGCAAGCGCTCGAAGTCAGCCGGCGCCATGCTGGCTATGACCCGCAGCGTCTTGGTGGAAGGCCCGCGCCAAGTCGGCTCCACACCGGCCAGCTTGGCGGCGGCCAGGTTATGGTGGCCGTCCAGCAGCACGCGATAAGCGTTACCGCGCAGTTGCATTTCGTGCGTGCGCACGACGAACGCCTTGAACGTGCGAGCCTTGTGTGCCACCAACGGTTGATCCAGATGGCGCTGGCTGCTGATGAGTGGCGCTGTCATGCGACCATCCTTGCCCACTGGCCGTTAGCGGCTCGGCGGGCTTGCTCAGGCACCTCGACGCCCTGTTCTTCCAGCAAGTTCAAGCACATACGCAACAGGTCGCGCTGCTTGCCGAACATCTGCTCGAACTGCGCCTTGTGCGGATGGACGGCGATCGCTCCAGTGGTGCCGTCGTCTTGGTGGTGCGGGCCACACAAGGGCAACACCAGCCAATGGGCCCAGGCCTTGCTCCGGCCGTCGATGTGATGCACGCTGCAGTACGTGTTGCGGAAGCCGCGCCGGCGGCAAGCGATGCAGCCCAGGCTGCACAGCGCGTCATGGAAGCGGCGCTCGGCCGCGTTGGTTGCGCGGCCCTTCATTCTCCGAATCCTCCAAGCACGCGCTCGATCACGTCACCGGCGGCCACCGGCGCCAAGTGCGGCCAGAGCTGGTGCACGGCGCGCGGCGACCGTAGGAACGTCACGGCGGCGTCGTGGAACTCTTCCATTTCGGCCTGCTCGAGCTCGGCATAGCTGATGGATTTCGGCACCGCCTGCAGTAGGCCGTCGCCGCCGGGGACATAGTCCACATGGCCGGCGCCGAGCTTCAACCAGGCCCGGAACAAGCGGAAGTTCTCAAAGGTCTCCTGCGCCTCAAACACGCGCTGCTCGAGCGTCATATGCTTGCGGTGGTACCAGCCCAGCCGTTCCTGGCGGGTGACTATCTCCATCGCCTCGCCAGGCTCGAGCTTGAAAATACGGTTCCATAGACGGCGCCACTGGCGGCGCCCGCGTTCGCCCAGGCCATCCACTACGCCGAAGATCACGCGACGCGCCGCCGCCCGATCCTCTTCGGAAACCTCGACCGGCTCCTGCTTGACGAGGATGATGTCAGCCATGAGCGCCGCCCTTGCTGACGGCGCGCGTGACGTTGCGCTCCATGCGGTGCAGCATTACACGGGCTGATCGAAACAGCGGCACCAACCGATCTGCCTCATCCTGGCTGATCCGGTTATCTGCCACAGACAAGGCCGTTGCACTGGCCATTTCTCCGACACTCGATACGACGGCCATCAACTTTTCGCTGAGTGCCTTAGCTTCGCAAACCCAACCCTCTAGCGGCGCGGCGGGCACATCGTCCACGTGCAGGCCTTCGTG